GGGTACTGGTGGTGCAAGTGGTTTAATAGATGAAACTGCTACACAAACTTTGCAAAGTGAGGGTATGGGTACTGGTATTGGTGTTGCTAGTAATGTTATTTTAGATGTGCTTGCACTAAGAAAAGGTAATTTAGCTGGTGTAATTGAAAATGTTATACCAGATCAAAAGACAATAAATAACGCAAAAAAAATACAAAAAGACGCAAAAAAATATGGTCTTAATATTACTACTGGTGAGGCAACAGAATCTGCATCTATATTAAAATTAGAGGGTTCTACTAATGCAAACATTATCGGTAATAAAGTATTAGACTCACACTGGAAAAACAGACCACAAGAATTAAAAAATTATATTACTAACTGGGGTAAAGCTAATGGTTTATTGCCTGACTCAGGTCTAATTACAAGCAGCAGTATTAACGAACAAATAAAAAAAGTTGCTTTACAATTAGATCAACAAAGATCAAAAATGTGGCTTAAATCTGGTGGTGAAAACTTTAATAAAAGTTTCTTCGACTCACAATCTGTAGATAATGTAAAAATAGCATTATTAGAAGTTGCTGAAAAAGCACCTGATGATATTGCAAAATATTTAACAAGACAAGCTAACGCTATTGGAAAATCAAATGGTAAAGGCTCTGTGATAAATAAAATTTACCAGGATATAAGAGATGGTGGTATTCAATCAGCTAAAAACGAAAACTTTACTTCTGCAAAAAGTTATGAAGAAGCGAAAAATGTTTTAAAAGAATTATTAAAAACTAATAAAGATTGGGTAAAAGCTAATAATAAATACAAAGTATTTTCTGAAACTTTTGAAAAACCTTTAAGTAAAGGATCGGTAACAGAGTTGTTTAATGATCTTAAAAAAGGTAAGTGGATTGAAAGTGCTAAGACAAATGCAAATATTTATAAATATATTACATCACCAAATGTAAGATCAACAGATATACAAAAGTTAGCTACAGCTGTGAATAAAAGTGGTGTTAAGGGAGCTTGGGAAAATATAGCAAGTGATTTCTTTAACAATGCTTTTAACAAAGCAGCTATAGATAACATGAATAGAGGTCTAAATACTGGTACTAATTTTTATAATGCAATATTAAAAACACCTAGAAATAAAGAAAACTTTACTGAGGTAATGTATCAGTTAGCATTAACAACAAACAAAAATGTTAAAAAATCTGATGTTCAAAAAGCAGTAACTTCTTTTGCTAATGTTTTAAAAGCTAGTGGAGCTGGTGGTAAAGTAGGTTCTACAACTGCCACAAACATAGGTGCTAAAGAACAATTAAGTAAAACACCTTTAGATGTAATAGAGGGTATTGGATTTACTGGTATTAAAAAATGGTTTAGCGAAAGAGCATATAGTAAATCATCAACAGAAATTGCAGAAGCTCTTGTTAGTAAAGAGGGTATTGATGCTTTTATAGATTTAGCTCAAAATTGGAAAAATAAAAACAAAGCTGTTACTTTAATAAGAACTGTAACTATTGGCACAGATGAGTTGGAATAATGGCTACACAATCACAAAAAAATTCTAATGAGATAATTAAGCTACAAGGTGAGATAAAATTAATTCACAACAAGATAAGTACGATTAAAGACAATCACTTAGTTCACTTAGAGAAAAAGGTAGATAATGTTTATAGGTTTCTATGGGTGATAGCCACAATAAGTCTAAGTTCACTGTTAAACTTTCTAAGCAACATACTAAGCTAAGTACAAATATTAAAGGCACAATTGGTGAGTACCAAGAGATAGCAAACCTAACTAAAAAAGGTTATTGGGTTGCAAAAGCTTGTGATCCACAGTGTCCATTTGATTTAGTTGCAGTAAGTCAAACAGGACAAGTTACTTTGCTTGACATAAAAACAAACACTTATCGTAAGCACAAAAAATCGTACCGCAGAAAAATTTGGCGTACACCAACTGCTAAGCAAAAGAAACTAGGTATTAAAATTGTAATGGTAGATCATGGTAACGAATTATGAAAAATTTAAAGCTATCTGAGAACACAGGAATCCAGCTCCCAGCAAAGAATCTTTTAATGATCGTAGCTGGTGCAGTTGTTGCAACAGTTAGTTTTTTTGAATTAGAAAATCGTATTGGTAGTTTGGAAACTAGCAGAGAATTATTTCAAGCTGATTTACTTAAAAAGTCAGAGCAATTACCAACCGATCAAGAACAATTTATGTTGCTAGAACACATAGCATCACAAGTAGAGAATATTCAAAAAGAAATGGAAACAATGAGAAACAATAACGTAAATATAAATTACGCTATGAAAGATATAGAAAAAATTAAAGAAAGCTTAGAACAAGTGAAAGACAAAGTTAGAGCTAATGGGAGTCACTAATGGAACAAGTTGTTATAGCTTTACTTTTATTGGTTAATAATCAAATTACAGAGGCAAGATTGCAACCTGATTTAAGCTCATGTCTTAAAGGCAAACGCCAGGCTAGCAGAAATACATCAAGCAGTATTGAGTATAGATGTATAAAAACAAAAGCAGAATTAGAAAAAAACATAGATGGTTCATACTCTATTAAAAAACTTATTTTAGAGTAATGCGTAAATTAAATAAGAAACGTAACCCAGTTGCTAGGCAACTAAAACATTTTTCCAAAAAAATTATTAAGAGCAAAAAGTTATACGATAGAAAGAAATTACAAAATGATAGATAGAATTTTATACACATTTTTTGGTTGGCTAGATACATTTTCAGAACATTTAGACAGAGTATTTTTTCCAAAACCAAAAAGAAGAAAAAAGAAATGCAAAGATTGTAAATGTGATTGCCATTGCAAAGACGACTTGCACATAAACAAATTTGACCAGGAGCTATGTAACTGTGAGGGTTGTCAGTGTTAGGAGAACAATATGAAAATATTAGAAAAAATAATCTTAGCAATAGAGTGTTTTTGCAGAAAAGTTTATTCAAAGGTTTGGTATTATAGGATTGTATTCACAGCAAATCTAACAAGGAAAACTAATGTACGAAGAAGTAAAAGAAGAAATTAAACTTTGTGAGGGTTATGTAAATAAGATTTACAAATGCTCAGAGGGTTTTGATACTATATTTTATGGTCATAAGATTACACCTGATGATGAATATGAACATGGTATTGAATACACTAAACAAGAGGGTGAGCTTGTATTTGAAAGAGATTTCCAAAGAACACTAGAAGCTGCCGAAAGACTTATTGGTGATAGACCAATTAATAATACAGCTAAAGAAGTTATTATTAACATGGTGTACCAAATAGGTGAGGGTGGTGTATCTAAATTTAAGAATATGTGGAAAGCACTAGACACTGAAGATTATGGTGAAGCTAGTTTCCAAATGCTTGACAGTTTATGGGCAAAACAAACTCCAGCTAGAGCTGGTAAGCTTGCTGGTAAAATGAAAGCAGCAGCAAAGGAGGCATAATGTGGTTAAGTGCGGTTAAGTTAGCGTTAAACGCTGGTACTCATATCTATAAAAAGAAACAAGAAACTAAAATGCTAATGGCAGATGCTCAGGCTAATCATGCTGCCAAGATGGCTCAAGGACAACTTGAATACTCAGGCAAACTTTTAGAAGCCAGGCAAAACGATTATAAGGATGAGGTGGTACTTGCCATACTCACTTTGCCAATCCTGGTTTTAGCTTATGGTGTTTGGTTTGGTGATGAATCTTCTATGGATAAGATTAATTTATTTTTTGAACATTTTAACAATTTTCCCCAATGGTTCGTCAATCTTTGGATTCTTGTAGTGGCTTCAATTTATGGAATAAAAGGAACTCAAATATTCCAAAACAGAGGTGTAGGCAAAAAATAATAAATGTCTGATAACTTAGATTTGATTAACGAATATAAAGATCAAGTTCGTATCTTAAAGCAAGAAGTAGCTGAGCTACAAGATGCTGGCAAGTCTAAGGACTCTGCTAATAAAAGATGCTTACAAAAATTAGAACATTCACAACAAGACTTAGATCAAGCTAATAAAAAAATTACAGAATTAGAAGATCAAATCAAACAAATAAATATGAAAGATGGTTGATGAACTATGTATTACATCTAATTATGTGTTCTGGTGTAAGCTTAACTTGCTTACCACCTTACAAATACCCTGATTTATTTGTTGATGGCTACTCATGTATGATAGCTGGAAACTATGAGTCTATTCTAAAACTAGAAGAACTTGGTCATGTAAAAGTGAACGATAATAAGATTTACATAAAGTTTATGTGTACTGAAGATAAAAAAGAAAAGGTTAATACTTAATGGCAACTCCAGCATGGCAGCGTAAAGCTGGTAAATCTAAATCTGGTGGACTTAATGCTAAAGGTAGAGCTAGCTATAACAGAGCTACTGGTGGCAATCTAAAAGCACCAGTTACTACTAAACCAAGTAAATTAAAAAAAGGTAGTAAGGCAGCTAACAGACGTAAATCATTCTGTGCAAGAATGTTAGGTATGAAAAAAAGACTTACTTCTGCCAAGACAGCAAGAGATCCTAATTCAAGAATTAATAAAGCTCTTAGAAAATGGAACTGCTAAGTGGTAAAAAAATTATGGAAAAAAACTAACATCATAGTTGATGTTGGTAAATGTAGGTATTGCTCAGGCAATATTGTCAATACAGATTCATTTGTAAGTTTCTATCCCAAAGGTCATGCACACTATCAATGTATGAAAGATGATGACCACAAACAAAAGGAAAATAAAAATGGCTAATGTACCAACTAATAAAAAATTATACTCAAGAGTTAAAAGTGAAGCTAAAAGAAAATTTAAAGTTTTTCCATCAGCATATGCTTCAGCATGGTTAGTAAGAACTTATAAAAAAAGAGGCGGTGGTTACAGGACTAAATAATGGCAAAGTCAGGTGGATTAAATAAATGGTTTTCTCAAAATTGGGTTGATATAGGATCTAAGAAAAAAGGTGGTGGCTACAAAAAGTGTGGTAGATCATCTGCATCTAAATCTAAACGTAAGTACCCAAAATGTGTACCAGCTAGTGTAGCAGCAAGAATGACAGAAAGCGAAAGACGATCTGCTGTTGCAAGAAAGAGAAAAGCACAAAAAAAAGGTAACGCTAGCGGTAAACCTATTAACGTCAAAACATTTACATAAAGGAGCAACATGGCAAGACAAAAGTTTTTAAATAAAAATTTTCCATCAATGAATATGTCGGAGGAGGAAAAATTAAAAAAATATAATGCTATAAGAAAAGAAATTACAGGAGTAGCAGCTGGAGATAAGGAAATAAAATTTATTAATAATTTAATATCACAAGACAAAACAATTGCTCAGATAAAAGAGTTGGTTGAAGAAAAATTTAAATAATAACAGAATAGGTTAGACTACTTATTT